GCTTTTTCATTACTATAGCCATAGTATTCTTTGACCACTTCTATATCATTTTCTAGTTCAGGTTTATACCATTTTGAAAAACGTTTCCGCTTTCGAACTATATTTATATAAAAATGATATTGTAGTTTCTTATCAGCATTATGCAACCGATTCATTTCATTTGCTGCAAGAACTGTATCCTGAAAGTAAGATAAGCTACGATTAACCATAAAAGGATTGTACACCTTTTCAGCAACATCGTCTTCCATAATATCTTTTTTGGTGTAATTAATACTGTTTACGTATTCAAATGGGTTCATGAGAATTTCACCGAAGACATAATTTCAGTCATACAAGCAACAAGGTTGATTTCGTGATCAGCAACAAATGCTGCCTTGTGCTGGTATTCTGCCAAAATAAGAATAAGTTGTGGGATAGATTGAGATTCGACTTTATCATTCATGTTATCATATACACCACGAATAATAGCACTTGTGTCTAGATCCAGATTATTAACCACCCACTTGCGCATAGACTTAAAGTCTTTTTCTTTTAGGTGTTTGAATAGATCATTAAAGGATCCACCCATATCAGTAGTGCTGCTAGCAATATCGCCCAGAACAGAACGTCTTTGAAGTTCATTGAGTACTCTCCTCCAATCTGGTGCATGACGCATGATCAGATCAACAATAGCCATCTGATCGTAGCTTACACCTTCATTTTCTAAAATCGTTTGAGCACGCTTAAGGAATTGCGCACACAAACCCTGAAGATCTTTTTTACTTGTATTAAATTCGTATATTGCACAACGTGAATGTAGTGGTTCAATAATACGATTCTTAAAATTACATGTTAGGATAAATCGGCAATTATCACTAAACTCCTCAATGAATCCACGTAGTGCTGGTTGAGTTGATTGTGGATTTAGATAATCTGCCTCATCTAGAATGATGACTTTGTAAGAACCACCGAAGCTAACCGTAGATGCAAATTGCTTGATCTTGCCACGTAACGTATCAATGTTACCTTCTTCAGACCCATTGATAACAATACAATCTAGACCAAGCTCTTTACATAATGCCTTAGCGACAGTGGTCTTACCAAGTCCGGCAGTACCGGTGAAAAGCATATTCTGCAGCTCACCGGTATCCACCATCTTCTGAAACGTTTGCTGTAAGTGAGGAGGTAGGATCGTTTCAGAAACTTTTTGTGGGCGATATTTTTCTACCCATAGGAAATTGTTTGACATATTAACTCCTGTTCAAGTAAGTCCATTATATAATATTTGGAGCTAATTGTAAATTAACTTTCCTGTTGTTTAGCTTCGCACATGGCAACGATCTGCACACATTGATCACGAAGCTGACCAATTGTAGAGAGTTCTTCACCACGGAGTGCGCCACGCTGAACCATCGTATCAACCACTGCAATAGTGCTGCGTCCTACACGATTTGCAAGATCTACAAATTCTGTATCTTGCTTATTCTGCTTTTCTGCCATTTTATTCTCCATACTCTGATGTTTTTTCGCATGCGATCCAGTAGATGACGTCCTGTTCAGTATGATTCCAACGGGACATCATCTTGCTGGAGATACCAACTTCATAATCTCCCTGGATGATTCTGAGATTATTTAGGTTGATCATAAAGTTAAAGTTTTCACTTTTACTTTTTCCAGGTACCTCAATAGTAAATGAGTTTGAGGTAGGATTGTCCTTATCTGTTACGGTAAGAGCAATCGCGCCACTAGACGGTGTCACTGACAAAGTCTGATGACCAAGTGCACTCTGTGCACGTTTGACACGGTTGATGGTGTCAGCATCCAAGGTAAATTCTACCTCGAAATCTTCTAGATCCATTGCTTTACTGATCATGTTATCGTCTGGTGCAATAAGCATATCAATGTCAGTAAAGAAGTATTTGATTTTAGTACGACCGGTAGAATCACCGATCACTGCATACTTATCTTCGAACTTAATCTCTGGTTCGTCGACAAGCGATACAACATTAAGGAATTCATTTAGATCATACACACCAAACCGTTCTGGAAATTCAATATCAAGCTTTACACTTGATAGAATATTACGGGCTGGTGCGATAGTGTTAATACGATCACCGGCGTTAAATACCTGATTGGTATTAATACCAGCAAAGTTCTTAAGAACTGATTGTGTATATGGGGATAGTTTCATCTCACTCACCTTTGTTTCATTAATAATACATTATACCGCTTAAGAAGCCATTTGTAAACCATTATCTCGCAACCTTGAGAAATTTTTCTCTTTGTAGAATTCCAACTTGTTCTGGAACTTACCATCAAGGATCTCACCCTTGTGTGAAATAACAAATGTATTTGTATCATCTTCTAGACTGTACAGGATCTTCATTAGGTTATCTACACCATCATGGTCCAGTGACGAATCGAATGTTTCATCCAGTACCAATAGGTTGGTAGCAACTGAATTCTTCATCTTAGCAATCATGCGCCATGTGAATAGTAGTGCAAGATCGATACGTTGTTTTTCGCCTTCTGAGAATGAGTCGTACGAGAACGCGTCGCGGTGGCGCGAGCGAATGGTTTCATTGAAGCTTTCGTCTAAGTTAAAGTGTACAAAGAAATCCAGTATCTGTAGGTACTTATTGACCAGATTATTGATAACAGGGATATACTGCTTAATCACCTTAGTCTTGATACCAGTGTCCTTAAGCATTTCACCCATTACAGTATTATAGGAAAATTCTTCGTTAAGTTTTAGTTTCTCTTCCATCAGGTTGCTGCGGTCACTGTTCATATCCGAGAGTTCCTGATTGGCTTTACCTAAGTCGCCCTCACGTCCTGTTAGTCTAACGATGTCGTCTTCCAGACTGGAAATCGTTTTTTGTAAGCGTTGTATCGTCTGATTGTTAACATGTGTACTCGTCTGTTTATCTTTAATCTCCTGGGATAGGGTATTGAGTTCATCAAGGAGCGTAGTGAGAGATTCCCCTTCTTCGCTAAGCTTCCGAATTGCCGAGTGTAGTTCCGACGCTTTGTTCTTACCCTCTTGGAGTTTACGACTTCTTGTTTCTTCGGTAATCTCTTGTTCGCAGGATGGACACGTTTGATTTTCCTCGTAAAATTTTGTATCTCTAACAACGGTTTTAATCTGGGTGTTGAATTGAGCCCGATACTGAAGTAGGTTCTGTTTTTTATCGTGCGCACCCGCCAAACGACTTGATGTCTCTTCTGCGTGCTTTTCGATGTAACTAGACGCATCACTGTTAATTGACTGAAGTTTGTTAATCTCTCCATTCGCTTCATCAATCTGTGTCCTCTTCTGAGCAATCTCTTCTTCGTTCATTGCTGTAATGTCACGAATATATTTCTTTTGAGAATCAATACGATTTTTAAGCAATTCTAATTGGTGATCTTTATCCTTTAATGTTTCCTTTAGAATAGATTGCTTCTCTTTGATTAGTGTGTTCATCTTCGAGAATACGTTAATGTCCAGTAGATCTTCAATAACGTCACGTCGATGTTGTGCTGGTAGTTGCATGAAAGGAACAAAGCTGCTACTACCTAGCACAACAATTTGGTGAAATGACTTGTGATTCAGCTTCAGGATGTTTTGCTCAAGAATCTTTTGGTATTCTTTTGCATGTGAGTCCTGATTGAGTAACGTACCATTCTTCCAAATTTCAAAGACCTGGGGCTTAATACCACGTACAACTTTAAACTGTGATTTACCAACAATAAATTCTACTTCAACCGAACAATTCTTTTGGTTGATAGTGTTTACCAGTTGTGGCTTATTAATATTTCTATGTGGTTTACCGAAGAGCGCAAATGATAGTGCATCGAGCATAGTCGATTTACCTGCACCATTTTGACCAACAATAAGAGTAGATTTAGTTTTTGTTAAATGGACTTCTGTCCAGTTATCACCGGTGGAAAGAAAGTTCTTCCAACGGAGGGTTTCAAACTTAATCATGAATTCCTCACTTCATAATGTATAGTATTATATATACCCGAGCTCACGTTCTTTTCTACGATAAGTGAGTCTTTGTTTACCCGTACTAAAAAGGCCTGGACCACCATATTCTGTTTCCAGCGAATCCTGAAGCTCTAAAAATTCAAGCTGTCTTCTTTTTCGTACACGTTCGGTGTTTCCTCGCCACTCCCAGTCCCAGAAACCACCAGTCAGTTCAGACTTATATTTTTGATAGGCTTTTTCATCTCTACTCATACCAAAAGTAGATACGGGAAGTACACGAATTAGTGGGCTATACCCGTCTTTATACATACGCCGAAGACTATCTAGATTTATCTCGTGATCTTCTTCTGTTTCAGTCGGATAACCAAATAAGATATTAATCCAGGTTGGGATCTCATATTTTTTTATCATATTCATTGTATACCAATAATCATCGTTTGTAAACCCCTTTTCCATATCTTCTCTGACTTTTTGTGAAAAAGATTCTACACCGATCTCAAGAAGAGCAGGGTTAGCCTTTGAGGTTAACTCCCAGTCTTCAGGGGTCATTTGTCTTTCACTACGAATAATAAATTGGCTATGCCATCTTAGTCCTTCTGCTCTTGGATCCGATGATATTATTTTCATTAATTCTCTGTAGGTTTTCATACTACCATTTATAAGAGAATCATTGAAATGTATAAGAGTTCGGTTGTACTTTTCTTTGTACATAACCATTTCCTCAAAGATCTTTTCTGAGGATCTAAACCTGTACTTAGGCCAAAGTCTATTTACATCACAAAAGTCACAGTTTCGTACACATCCACGGGATCCAGTTACATGAGCAACGCCACCTTTAAATCCTGTATCAATCTCTTCTTCCTTGTATAAAGACCAATCAATATCATCATAATTAGGTAACATCATCTGATCTAGATCGTGTAATTGACCAGGTATTAGAGAATCGATACCAGGATATTTCATATTACCTTTCATTAATTCAATTAAAGAGTTTTCTGCATCACCAAAGATCCAATGATCAATTAAACCTAATTCCTTATACACTTTACAAGATGAAGCTTCAATACCTGTCCCACCAAGTACTATTTTAGCATCAGGTATATTCTTTCTGATACGTTCACACATATAGACTGCAAAAGAGCTTGATGTCCTCCAAGCTAAAAGACTCAGGCCGATCCATTTAGGTTTTAATTCTTTTAATTCAAAAATCCATCCATCAATAGCATCCCGGTATTTTTTAGTAAATTTTCTAAAATTTATAAAATTTCTATCCCCATAAGGCTTCCTGGAATAACTATTCCATATATTTTCTCCATTCTCCGTACCTGCAACAGTACCAGAAATATATCCTTCCTTTTCATCCTCATCAAGAGCATTATAAAGACTTACGTTCCAATCTAGAATTTTTGCAGTAAAACCTGCAGCCTCAAGATGTGACTTTAAAACACCAACCCCGCTGGTTGGTGCTGTTGGTAATACCTTAGGTAATATGCAGAGTACAAAGTCCATTAAGCGACCTCAAGAGTCTGGGCCTCGGTAAGTAAATTTCTCATATAAATTTTAATACGTTCTTTGTCAAGATCTGTATCTACTGCATCGACATAATTATCTAATAGTTCCGCAGTGTCTTCCACCGAAATGTTTTCATCTTCTACGTTTTCACCTAAGAACTCATTAAAGTTCTCGGCAATCTTTAGTTCATGAATTGGTCTAGACTGAATAGCATCGATGAACTTATCGAACATATACAGATCAGTTTTATTTATAACTACAACCTTAACAAACTTGTTATCTAAGTGCTGGTTATACTGTAGATAATCCATATAGTCGTGTTTAGTATCATCATAGACGATTTTTTCATATAACGTATTTGGATTCGGAATAGCAGTAATATCACGACGTTCAGTGTTAATGATATGGAATGACTTTGGATCATGTGCATCATTCCAAAAGAATTCCATCTGGGAACCAAGATACAAGATATTATCTTTTTCTGATTTGGTATGAAAGTGTCCAGATATAACCTGTTCAAAACGGGAGAATAGTTTATGATCTAAGCCATGTGGCGATACTACCCCTTTCATGACTTCGAAGCCTTGTAGCTCTAAGTGACCACCAAGCCAATCTGCCTTACACGTTTTAATGAACTCAAGAGAGCGGTCGTAGTTCTCTGCGCAGATCCAAGGTAGTAGTGCTAACTTAAATCCGTCGTAGTTTACTACAGTAGGTTCCATATGAATAGTAACCTCATTCATATAGTGACCAAGAAGCTCTTTCAAACTATTCAGATCATTTGTATTTTTATAGAAGGTGTCGTGGTTACCTGGAATAACATCCATGTGCATACCGTACTCACGTAGCTTAGCCAAGAATGTTTTACGGTATCGATGGAGTGACTTAAAGTTAATAAACTTACGGTTATCGAATACATCACCAAGATGTACAATACGTTTAATCCCCATATCCAATAAGGTTGGGAAAAAGACCTCATTATAAAATCTCTCTTCATTATCATGAAAGATGTCAGAAGAGTTACGGATACCGCAATGGGTATCGTTCAAGACAGCAATTTGCATTAAGAGAATATCTCCCCAAGATCAGAGTCAGTAGAAGAAGCACGAGGTTTACGTTTCTTCTTCTTTTCTTCTTTTTCAATAGCATCATAATAAGCATCACGATTCCTTACCTGATCAATCTTTACACGAAGTGAATCAACATACTGATGTGCTGCAGCAAGGGATGCTTCGTCTACCTGATCAGATACGGCAAAGTCTTCAAAAGGTGATTGACTAATATATTTCATTTTAATATCTTGCTGTCGCTTTTCTTTTTCAATACGACGAAGAAAAGCATACCAGGATATCTGTGTAAAATAGGCAAAGGCATTAGGATTACCAGTGCGTGTAGCAGCATTAATATTGTAGTTTTTAATAGCCTTTAGACAATTCTCTACTGCATCCATAACCATTTCATCTCGGTAGGTATATCGAATAAAGTTAGCCTTATGGGATAGACCTTCAGCAATTTTCATAAACGACATAGCAATATAGTCCGGTACCTTTGGTGGTTCTGTACCAGAATTTTCTGCATCGTTTACTTCTTTTACATAGTCAACCACTGCGTGAGAAAATTGTTTGTTATTTACATAATGTGGCTTTTCTGATGGTTTCATTTACATTCACCTTTTATATAGCTTATATTATACCGTAGAAAAAAAGTTTTGTAAACATCTTTTTTGGGGGTTTACAGATCATAAGTTTTTCGGTATAATAAGATGTCAATCTTAGGCAGGGATAAAGTACTAGTGATACCTGGGCCTAAACTTAAGAACGTTCGGTTGATCTGAATCGATATCATTAGATACTTCTTTCCGTACCATTTTCATATGAGCTTTATATTGTTTAAATATTTCCGCGGCAGGAGTAGTAATTGATGTAATGTTATTACCATTTAAAGTGATAAGCTGTTCTTCGTCATGAATATACATCATATATGGTCTAAACGTATAAAATCGAATAGCCTCTTCAATATCTTCATGCATAGCTAATTCCACCGCAGATCGTATAACCATCGTTTGGTCATCTGTTTTTTCATCTGGCCAATAGACTATTTCACAGATAATTTCTTCACCGCTAATTAACTTTAATTGTTTGTAACTCATATATCTACCTCAAAAATTTTATATGGAAATTCCTCTTTAACATACATCCGGATTCTTTCAGCACTATGTTCTAGTGTATAATTTTTTCTGAGCTTCCAATGTAGATCATCAGCTACGTCGTACAGTAC